CATGGACGATCTACCAATGACGCTGTTAGATTTTATCAGGTTAAAGAACCTGTAGGAGGAGTAGCTATTTCCACTTTGGAATTAAGTACAACTTTGAANGGGGATATTACGGCAGCGGCAACCAGTTTAGTTTTAACAAGCTCTGCTGAATTCGTGGCCCCGGGTTATATTAGCATTACTTCTACCGACGCGGATACCGGAGTCGTTAATAGTGAAACCATTTATTACACGACGAATACTACAGGGAGCAATACTCTTTCGGGATTGACTCGAGGAACCGCAGCTCCTTCTAATGGAAAGACCCCCACTTCAACTACAGCCAGTGCTCATTCAAGTGGTGCAAAAGTTTATGGATCTTATATAATTACAAAAATTGATAGTACTATTCCTTATGCGGGACAACCTTCAACGTTGCCCGTAAGTGATAGTTTTAGTTTTACTTTAGCCAATGCGGCGACTAGTATAGCAACAGGAGGAGGATTTTTCGTTTTCGGTGGACCCGTAAACGATAGACCGTAATGATTAAATATTTTAAAAAATTATGGAAGAAATTTTTTGGAAAAACTTCTGAGACACTCCCAGAAAATGTAGGAGTAGAAATAGTAGAACCTACTCCAAAACCACAGCATTGTGGCGCACACAGCAGATTTATAAAAGGTTGCCCAACTTGCCGGGAGGTGGTTAAATAATGGCTGGATATACACTCGAAGCATTAGAAGGTGACATTAGAAGTTATACTGAAGTAGATTCAACTGTATTCACTGGTGCTCTTCTAGGCAGATTTATAGAAAATGCAGAGAATAGAATTTTATATGATCTCCCTATGGATTCCGATAGAAAAATGGCTACGGGAAATTTTGCTGTAGATAATAATACTATTAATAATCCAGCAGGCGCTCTTTTTGTAAGAGCTGTGGAAGTATTTGATTCTACCTCAGCGGTTACAGGAAATTCAGTTTTTTTACAGAAAAAAGATGTAACTTATTTAAGAGAATATGTAGCAAATTTAACGGGAAAATCAGGAGGTCTTACGGGCCAGGATGTTACAGGACAACCCAAGTATTATGCGATGTTTGGAGGAGCCACAGGAATAACTGATTCTACTTCAGGAGGGCTTCTTTTAGCTCCTACTCCCGATACGACTTATGCTTTTAGAATATATTATAATGCAAAACCTACGAGTCTAGTGACTAATACCTCTGGGACTTATCTTAGTAGATACTTTACGACTGGTCTTTTATATGGCTGCTTAACAGAGGCTTATGGATATTTAAAAGGTCCCATGGACATGTTGACACTATATGAAAACAAGTATAAACAGGAAGTACAGAAGTTTGCAGGAGTGCAACTTGGAAGAAGAAGACGAGATGATTACACTGATGGTACGGTTCGTATCCCAGTTAAATCACCGTCACCGTAATTTAGGAGATAAACATGGCAATAACATCAGCAATTTGTAATAGTTTTAAACAAGAAATTTTAGAAGCGGAACATAACTTTACAGCATCTAGTGGTAATACTTTTAATCTAGCGCTATATGATAGCGATGCAACTTTAAATAAATCTACAACTGCTTATACAACTTCAGAAGAACTCGCTGCCACGGGCGGCTATACAGCAAAGGGAAACGCTCTAACAAGTGTTACTCCTACCTTAGATAGTGACACAGCGGTTTGTGATTTTGCAGATACAAGTTGGACTTCAGCTTCATTTACTGCACGAGGTTGTTTAATTTTCAATGATTCACATTCTAGTGATGCTTCAGTTTGTGCCATTGATTTTGGCGGAGACAAGACCGTTACTAGCGGAACTTTCACAGTAGAATTTCCTGCAGCAGCAGCATCAACAGCAATCATACGAATAGCATAGGGAGGCATTCCTTATGGCTACTGGATGGGGACGATTAACCTGGGGTCAATCCGACTGGGGTGAAACTAACGTTTATACTCAAGGCTGGGGAGCTAAGGCCTGGGGTGAAGATGAATGGGGTGATTTAAGCGATGCTGTAATTAGTTTAACCGGTGTTGCAGCAACAACTTCCATAGGAGCCGTTGACGCTTATGTTCAACCTGGTTGGGGAACTTTAAACTGGGGCGAAAATGGCTGGGGATCTGTTGATGAAGCAGTCGTTAGACCAAGTGGAGTTTCAGCAACTACAAGTGTAGGAGCCATTACACCTGCAGATGTTATGGGGCTTACAGGAGTTTCAGCGACAACTTCTCTGGGCACTCCCACTGCCAGATCTTTTAATACAACTATTTTAACTGGCCAATCAGCCACTTCTACAATTGGATCATTAAATATAGAAATTGGAGTTCCTTTAACAGGAGTTTCAGCGACAATTTCTATAGGCTCTCCTACTGCACGATCTTATAATACAACAACATTAACTGGGGTTTCTGCGACAACTGCTATTGGAGATCCTACTATTAGTTCGAATCCAACGGTTCTGCCGTCAGGAGTTTCCGCTACAACTAGTGTAGGGGCGTTAGCTCCTGCCGATGTAATGGGACTTACTGGAGTTTCAGCAACGACAGCAGTTGGAGCTATTACACCTAAAGATCAAGTAATGGGACTTACTGGACAGTCAGCAACAATTACTTTAGGAATCGTTTCACCTCTACATTATAAAGATGACACGATTACTGGGTCCACGTCCTATACAGATGTTGACATAACTGGTTCAACATCATATACAGAAGATAAACACGCAGCAGAAGGATAAAATATGGCTTCAAATTATACAGGTTTAGGCGTTCAACTCATGACTACCGGCGAGAAGGCTGGTACGTGGGGAACTCTTACTAATACAAACTGGAATATCATGGAACAGATTTCTGGGGGTTATGTAGAACAATCTATAGCATCAACTCCTACTACGTTATCTGTATCTGATGGATCAACAGGCGCTACTCTTGCACACAGAATTATAAAATTCACAGGAACAATTGGTGAAGCTACTACGGTAACAATTCCTATAGATGTTCAAACTTTTTATATCATAACAAATGGCTCATCAGGTGCATATACCGTCACATTTAAATATGTTACGGGTTCAGGGAGTTCAGTTCAATGGTCAGCTACAGATAAAGGAACTAAAATTATTTATGCAGCTGCGGATGATGGAACGAATCCCAACATAGTGGATGCAGGCTTTGGAGCTGGAGACGTAACTCTTACTGGAACACAAACTTTAACAAATAAAACATTAACTTCTCCAAAAATTGGAACTTCTATTTTAGATACAAACGGACTTCAATTAGCTCTTTTAACAGCTACAAGTTCTGCTGTTAATGAAGTTACATTAGCAAATGCTGCTACAGGAAATAACCCAACACTTACAGCGTCTGGAGACGACAGCAATATTGGTATTGCTCTAAAAACAAAAGGAAGTGGAGTTATTCAAGCTGAAGATGGAACTGGAACGGTCGCTGCAGTTAAGATTGCAGGAAAAGAAACAATTTGGATACCAGCACAAGCGATGTATGGCTCAGAAACAAATGGTGCTGATGCACAACAAGTAGAGACAACAGCAACACGACCAGATTTAAAAGTTTTAGACTTTGATGCAAGTACAGCAGAATATGCACAATTTGCTATCGCAATGCCTAAAACATGGAATTTAGGTACAGTCACTTATCAAGTTTTTTGGACTCCAAGTAATACGAATACGGATGATTGTATTTTTGGTCTTCAGGGTGTTTCGTGTACAGAAGGCGACACAGCTGATGTAGTTTTTGGAACAGCGGTAGAAGTTACAGATGCTGGAATTGGAACTGTAGAAGATGTACAAATGACAGCTGAGAGCGGTGCCGTAACCATTGCAGGATCTCCGGCTGATAACGATCAAACATTTTTTCAACTTTATAGAGATGCGGCGGATGGTAGTGACGATTTTACTGGCGACGCACGAGTACTAGGAATTAAATTATTCTATACAACTGACTCAGCGAATGATGGGTAAGGAGTAAAATATGAGGAAGATTGATAATCCCTTAACATTCGAACCAACAAAATCAAAAATAAATCAACCTAAAACCAAAAACTTTGGTTATCAAATCTTAGGATTTGGATCCGGAGCGGCAGGAGGTCCATATCAGATCTCTTATCTAGTCATCGCTGGTGGCGGTGGCGGTGGTACTGGTCAAAACTATCCAGGAAGAAGAATAGGCGGCGGTGCCGGTGCAGGTGGATATAGAAATTCATATGCTAGCGAAT